GGTCGTTCACATCCAGCATATTTAGATTTCCTACCTATTGATTTATGGTGGAATGAACAAGGAATTGATATTAGTGAATTTACTCCTTTCTGGGAATTTGCTTATTTCTATGGATATACAGATGAGCTTGCACAACAGTTCACTCAATATGGATACGAATACTATGATTACTTATGGTATGACGCTGAAGGAAACATAGTAGCTAATACAGATGATATGTTCTATAAACAAATTTATGGAAGAATTGTTAGAGAGTATAATGAAGAGTATGCAAAAGAGCTTGGTTACCAAAACGAACTAAGTTTATCAGTTGGTGCTGACTATTACAAGTATACACCAAAGAACTGGTTTCACTTTTGGAGCACAGCATATCCAGTAACAAAAGGTATGTCTGACTATTCATTTAATTATGAAGTGGCAGAAAATGGAATGGACTATGACCTAGGATTGGTTTATGGTTGGAAAATAAGTAACAAGTTTGGAATATTCTTAGAAGGTCGTTATTTTAATATGTACGACGTTCAAAGTTATGAGTCAAAAGTTGGATTTAATTGGTTAATATATTAAGGAGATAGTATGAAAATATTTATGATAGGAATGTTATGTGGAATGGCTCTTCATTGGGCTGTGTGTAAGTACGGCGGATGCTTAAATGGATGCGACTGTATTAAGTGGCAAGGTTTAAAATAATGCCTAAACTAGATTTAGTAACAAACATTATTGATAAAGTAGCTGGTCACGTAGATAAGTTTACTTTAGATAAACAGGAGAAGGCTGAGTTAATTGCAGAAATTAATAAAGCTCAAATGGAAGTTAACAAAGTAGAAGCTGGACATACATCCAGATTTGTTAGTGGCTGGAGGCCCTTTACGGGCTGGATTTGCGCTTCAGCGATGGCGTATCATTATATCTTACAACCTTTACTTACTTTTATCTTGTATAGTTTTGGGAATGAAGTAGTTTTACCTACCTTTGATATGGGTACGCTAACGACTGTACTTTTAGGTATGCTCGGTCTTGGAGGAATGCGTAGCTTTGAAAAGGTAAAAAGAAGTGCCTAGAAAATCATTACAATTAAACGATTTTAGCGGAGGACTTAATACTAAATCATCTCCTAGGGATATTGCGCCTAATGAGGTATCTAAAGCAAACAATGTAAACCTACATAATCCTGGTTTAATATTATCTTCCTCTGTATCAAGTGATAAATCTTCAGCAAATGCGCCCAACGCACAAACAACTGCAGGGTATGGCGCTTTTATGTTTAACAGTCAATACAATACAGATAGCAGTGGAACACTAGGAACTGCAGTTCAAGTATTTGCGTTTCCTGAAAACAATACTTCAGGAACAAGCACAAAGATTTTAACATACGCTAGAAACTTTGGAAATACTAGCACTCTTACTTTAACAGAAGATTCTAACGATGCTATCATTGACATGAAAACTGAAAATGGAGTATTGCCAGTATATTATTTTGTAGATGGAACTTTATTTGTATCAGATGAGAATGTAGTAGATGAAGTATCGGGCTCTCACGAAGAACCAAGAAGATTAGTATATGTAAACAAAACAGATAGATTTGGTAGCGATGTTAGCGGGTGGTTAGACACTACGATGCAAGTAGAAAAACTATCTACTAAGTTTGAGACTATAACAAAAGGAACAAGCTTTACTGACCCAGGAGTTGGAGAGTTTAGTATAAAATTACAGACAGACCCTACATTAGATTCTCAGTCATTTTTTGATATTATTGAAAATAATGATGCTGATAACTTTCTTAAAGTTACACCTAACCCAAATGAAACAAATCCAGACCCTACTGCTGACATAAAATTAACAGATAAATTAATTCATTTAAAACTAACAGATGCAAATGATATGTCATCTGTTTCTTTAAACTATGGAGGAAGTAGTGGTATATCAACTGGAGGAATAGCAAATCTTGTAGGAGAAATTATACATATTAACGGTGAAGCTATGAGAGTAAGAAGTACAAATACTATGAATGGTTCATCAACCTTAGATGTTCTACAACTTCTTGTTGATAGAGATGTATTTGGAACTGGTGCTTTAGAGCATGCTACTGGAGCAAAGGCTCAAACAACTTCAGAAACTAGTATAAGTGTTACTGGCGGTGGATGGGAAGCTGGTTCTTATGAATTTTGTCACACTATAGTAGATTTGCAAGACAATGAAACACTGCCTCAGACACCTAAAACAACCTTATTCCCAATAACAACTGGTGCATATTTTACTAACGTAGGATTTAGAATAAAAGATACTGGATTCAGTGCATTAAATACTGGTTATAAAAATGAAAAAGGTGTAAGAGTTTATACAAGGAAAAAAGACGGTAACGGTAGATGGATACTATTTTTAGATGTAGATTATGAAAGAGGAATTAGAACAAATTTATTTGAAGACTTTAATGCATTTACTCACCCTTCTGATACAGACTTTGCTGACGTTACAGGGTTGGATGTAGTAAATCCTTCTTTAGATACTTATGAAAGTATTAATGGATACTCACAAGATGAAGAGAGTATTGACGTAGGCACTAGAGGGGCAACAGGTACATCTGGAGGATTTAAAGCTGCTACAGTATGTTCTAGAAGAGCTTGGATTGCAAATGTTAAAAAGAACGGAGAAGTCTTTGATGATAGAATTTATTATAGTCCAGTAAACAGATTTGCAACATTTCCTGATAGTTATTACTTAGACATTGGTATTAGCGATGGAGACTCTTTCACAGCTTTACATAGCTTAGGAAACAGGTTGCTAGCTTTTAAACAGAAAAAACTATATGTGATTAATGTATCTTCTACTTCTGATGCTGGCTGGTACTTAGAAGCTGAGTACGATGGTATGGGTTGTATATTTCAGAACGCGGTATCTAAAACTCCATTTGGTATATGTTGGGTAAATAGAAATGGTGTATATATTTTTGATGGTTCATCGGCACCGAAAGAATTAACAGCAAAATTAGATGATAATTTATGGCAAGCTGGACAGGAACTAAGTAGTGCTTTGTTAAAACCTTCTATAGCGTATGAACCGAAGTATAAACAATTATATGTTTTACAAGACTCTGCAATGACATCAAACAGTGGTGTAGATACAGAAGATAAAGTTTTCTGTTATGATTTTGCAACGCAAGGTTGGACCACGAGAGCGTGTGTAGGAAGTGCAGATGTATCTAATTTTGTAGAATCATTTGATGGAATATATTTTTTCAAACATTCAGACAATAAAATACACTCAGTAACTAATGACCAGGGAGCTGAAATAATAGGATTAAAAACAAAAGACTTAGATTTTGGAAATCCTGGTTTAGTAAAGAAAGTAAAAAGAGTTTTTATTACCTGTAGAGACAATGGAGAAGATACGGATTTAGCGCTAAAGTATTACAACGACGGAAAATCTTCTAGCCATACAGGTTCTTTAGCAGCTCAACAAATTAATTCTGCAGACTATAAAATACTAGAATTTACTATCGCAAATTCAGACAGAGATTGTGAGTCTATGGCTTTTGAATTAATATCTTCTGATGGCGGAGGAACATCTGGTTCTAAGATAGATATTAATGATATAAATATAGATTACAGACAAACCAATAAGAGACCTTCGTAATGCCTAAGTCGGGAGAACATAGAGTTAATGGAATTGACTCTTTCTTTAGAGTAAGACCATCTTCTCAAAATTTAAGAGAAGGAGAGAATGTTTCGTTTCTTGAAGACGGAAAGCTTATAAAACAAGAAAAAAGAAATGGCGTTGTATACGAGCAAGTTTTTGTTGAACAAAATAAAACTAAACAAGCATCATTACAAACTACTGGAGATGTAACAAACTTAATAGTATCTGGTAGCTCGTCTTCTGAAGGCGACGTAACTGGTATTACAGCTGGAACAGGATTAACTGGAGGTGGCTCTGGAGGTAATATAACTTTAAATGTAGTTGGTGGTACAGGTATTACTGCTAATGCAGATGATATAGCTATAGACTCTACTGTTACTACTCTTACAGGAACACAAACTCTTACTAACAAAACTTTAACAGCTCCCACCTTAACAGGTACAGCTCAAGGTGCTAATTTAACTCTTACTGGAGACTTAACAGTAGGTGGCACTACGACTACTTTAAATGCACAAAATTTACAAGTAAAAGATAAAAATATTGTATTAAACTATTTAGATGGAGATTCAAGTTCTACAGCAGACGGAGCAGGTATTACAATACAAGATGGAGTAAATTCATCAACCGATGCAACTATATTATGGGACCAAGACCCAGGAGAGTTTGACTTTTCGCATAGAATTACAGCTCCTAGTTTTATTGGAGACGTTACTGGAAATGTAACTGGTAGTGCAAGTTTAAATCTTTTAACATCTAATAATTTATCAGACCTAACCAATGCTGCGACTGCAAGAAGTAATCTTGGATTGTCAACTGGAACGACTTCTTCATTTTTAACTGGCGACCCAAGTATGTCTACCTCAGGATATATCATGTTAAAGGGTATTGTTAATCAAGCAGAAACTGGCTCAGCTCCAGCAGCTATAACTTTTGGAGATAGTGCTACTTATGGCACTGACCAAATATCATTGATTACAGCAGGAGCAAGAAGACTATTTGTAGGAAGTACTGGTAATATTACTATTGCACAAGATTTAATAGTAAGTGGAGATATAGATTTAGCAGGAGATATTGATGTAGATGGCACATTAGAAACTGATGCCTTAACTATTGGTGGAGTAACATCAGTTCCTTTTGAAGCAGCAGACCATTCAAAATTAGATGGAATAGAAGCATTAGCTGATGTAACAGACCAAACTAATGTAACTGCTGCTGGAGCATTGATGGATAGTGAAGTTACAGATTTAGATGGCATAAAATCATTAACAGTGCCTAATGATACTACTATATCTGCTTTTGCTAAAACATATTTAGATGATGCAGATACTACAACATTTCAAAACACTATTTTTGGAACAACAGACACTTCTGGTGGTGGTCAAGCAAAACCTAGAGTAGTAACTTTAGATTATAAAACAGGTTCTTTAACTGCTACAGCTACAGGAGATACTTATATATTTATGGATGCAAGTGATAACTATAATCTAAAAGTAGCAGATGCACCTGTAAATGTACCTAATGTGTCAGGAACTACTGCTAATGGTGTATTAACATACAATAGCACAGGTGGTGGAGGTGCTGTAAATGTAACTACTGAAACAGCACTTACTTTTGATGGAACTTTATTGCATATATCAAAAGAAACATCAACGAGTGCAAGTTCTACTGGAACAACATTATTTAAAATAACTAATGATGTAGGTGCTGATTTAAACCAACAGAAAACATTTGTAGACTTTGCTTTACTTGATGACAATGCCAATGAAACGCCACAAGTAAGAATTGGTGCTGAAGTAGGACATAATGGAGATGCTAATACTCAAGAAAAAGAAGGTAGTGGTGCATTTGTAGTTTATACTAATAATGCAAATACGACAAGTGGAGATGCAGGTGCATCTTTAGCAGAAAGAATGAGAGTAGATTATCAAGGTAATGTCGGTATAGGAACTACCTCACCTTCAGAAAAATTAGACATTAGAGATGGAGAATTAGTATTTACTCATAGTTCTTTAAATCAAGCATCATCAGGTAGAATTAGATTTAATGAATATAGTGGCAATGATGAATCAGGTGCATATATCCAATACAATGGTTCAAGTAATTATTTACAAATGTTTACCAATACTGAATCTAATGATTATGAATTTTTAAGAGCATTAAGAGGTAGTCATTTAGCATTACAACCAAGTAGTGGAAATGTTGGTATAGGAACTACCTCACCAACACAAAAGCTACACATAGCAGAAGGAAATGTTCTTATTGCTAAAACAGATGGTCCTGGAACAATATATTTAAGAGATAGTAGAGCATCTTATAATGCAGAAATATCACAAAGAAGTGATGGTAGAATATCTTTAGCTACAAGAGCAGGAACTTATGGAAGTAATGGTTCAATAGAAATTTTAGATTCAGGTAATGTAGGTATAGGAACTACATCACCAAGTGCTAAATTGCACATACATAATACTTCTACAACTTCAGATGGAGATGGAAGTGCTACAGAAACAGCTTCAGGTCAAGATAGTATACTACTTCGTGGGCATGAAGGAACTAATGCTGCTACTTATGGTGGAATTACATGGTTAGGTGGTTCTTCAAGAAGAAGGGCTATGATTACTGCTGTTGCTGAAAATACTGATACTGATTTTGTTGGATTGGCTTTTTATACACAGGGAACAGATGGTTCAGGTGATTTTAATGAAAGTATGAGAATTAGTCACGGTGGAAAGATTGGCATAGGAACTAAATTCCCAAGTGCTAAATTGGAAGTACAAGGAAATGGCGCTATTCTTGATATTGATAATGATTCATCAGGAACTTCTTATTTAAGGTTTTTAGATAGTGGAAGTTCAAAATTTGCATTAAGGCATAGTATAGGAAATACTTATTTAGGCATATACGATTATAATTCTTCATCAGATGCATTGGTTGTAGACCAAGGTGGTAATGTCGGTATAGGAACTACGTCACCTAATCATACTTTAGATGTAGCAGGAGAAATTGCGATAAGAGGTGGAGAAAGTGCAGATGATGCAAGAATGTATTTTCAAGCATCTGACAATAGTAATAGATTTACAATAGAAACAGATTTAGATGGTACAACAACAAATGATTTATTAGGATTTAGAGGTGCTGCTACTGACAATATACTGGTGCTAAAGGGAGATGGTAAAGTCGGTATAGGAACTACATCACCTACAGATACTTTACAAGTAGAGGGTAGTATTGGAGTAGGTGTAGGCAGAGATGCACAATTAACTGCTGTCAATAATGGATTAGCAATCAGAAACCTTGTATCTGATGCAGATATGTTCTTTTATGTAAATGATGATGGACAAGATACTGAAGCAATGAGAATAGATGGTGCTACTGCTAATATCGGAATAGGACAAGCTTCACCAACAAGACCTTTACATATAGGCACTACAACTGCTAATGGAGAAGCTATCAGACTTGATGGACATGCAAGTTATGGTGCAACTATTTCATATTCAAGAGGTGGTAGTTATAATTGGAATGCAGGTGTAGGTGGTGCAAGTTCATCAGATTCAAATATTCCAGCATCTTATTGGGGCGTAGAAGATGTCAGTCAAAGTAATGCAGTAAGATTATCTATTGCTCATACTACTGGATATGTTGGCATGGGAACTACAACACCCGATTCTCAGTTAGAGGTTGTAGGCGATAGTGGGGTTCATATTACTGCTGGAACAGCTGGAAGAACTTTAATAATAAAACCAAGTCCAAGTGGTGCAGTCCACGAATTTGAAAGTGATAACACAACAGCAGGGTATTCTTTTTCTAATAATTCTGGTGAATTAATGAGAATTAACTCATCAGGAAATTTAGGTATAGGAACTAACGTACCTGAAGGTAAAGTCCACATTTATAATGGTAATGCAAGCGTAGCACCTGATAGTGATGGAGATGAATTAGTAGTAGAAAATAGTGGTGATAGTGGTATTAGTATTTTATCAGGAGA